CTAAGCTGCCAACCGTGGCCAGCTATGGCCCCATAACCACAATGTCAGTCACCATTACAGGCTCTGACGAAATCTCCAGTCAATCCAACAATCGGATTAATCTGGAAGGTCTGCGTAAGCTGCCAGAGATCAGCGGAGGCGCTTTCACTGCCGAGACTGCGACCCGAAAGATCAGCGCGGCGGCTGCGTATGTGGCCAAGTCTCTCGGGTATGATGACGACCAGATCGACCTTGACGAGCTTGAGCGGTACGAAAATATATGGACGCCAAGGGGCGATACGTTTGATTACGTGTTCAGCGATACCACCGCAAAAAGCGCTATCGACACTATCCTTCGCGCTGGCTTTGCTGAGATGACGCTAGACCGTGGCATTATCACGCCAGTCAGAGACGAGCCGCGCACTACGTTTGAGCAAGGGTACAGCCCTGAGAACATGACCGGAAACCTACAGAGGACGTTTCAGGCCAAGCAAGTAGATGAGCCTGACGGCGTAGAGGTTGAGTACACCAAGGCCGATACGTGGACAACCGAAACCGTGCGCTGCTATTTGCCTGGCGACCAAGGAATCAAACTTGATAAGATCAAGCTGGATGGCGTTACAGACGAAACGCGGGCTTGGCGTATTGGCATGAGACGCAGAAGGTCGCAGCGTTACCGCCGTTGGACATATGACTTCAGAACAGAGCTGGACGCGCTTAACAGTTCCTATCTGTCCTACGTGCCGTTGCTAGACGATATTCCTGGCTATGGCAAGGTCTGCATCCTTGAGGGTATTCAGGCTGATCGAATCACGGTTTCAGAGCCGGTAGAGTTTGAGGCCGGTAAAACGCACGTAGTTGCGTACAGAGACGAGAACGGAGATACCGTTGGCCCATACACTGCAACGCAAGGGCCGGATGAGTACACGATTCTTGTTAGTATTCCGCAACCTTGGCCTGCCGTACTGCCGAGCAACCGTGAACCGACGCATATTTACTTTGGTACAACTGACCGCTGGCATTTCCCAGCGCTGATAACAGAGATCAACCCTAATGGCCCGTTAGAGGTATCGGTTAGCGCCACGAATTACGATGAGCGCGTGTACGCCGATGACGACAACAGCCCGCCGTGATACGATATAACCAATTAACTTGATAGAAGGTTCAGGAATATGTACAACACAGGCAACCCGCTAGGCTCTACTGATCCGCGCGACCTTTCTGATAACTCGGAAGTCTTTGATGAGCTGGTCAACAACCTAACTGATCCGACCGTGCCTGATCGGTTTGGCAATCCTCGTGTTACTCTGGCCAATCAAGTCGGCTTTCGTGGCACTGGCGTTGATAATGCCATTGAGGACTATTCCGCTGGTATTGAGCTAACAACCTACAACACTATCATTCGCTATGATGGTGAATTCTACAGCCCTTCTGCAACCGCAACACTTCCATATACTACAACCGCAACTTTGCCGGACGTTGATTCAAACCTTGTTGCGCGTGGTGATGCTGCTTTGCGACAGGATCTTTTGCAATCAACAGGAGCAGATCAGGTTAATACGGATACCGGGGAAAGCGTTCAGACCGAGCTAGACAGCCGCGTCATCCGGGTTGAGAGTGTTGCGGAGATTGAGGCGTTGACGCTTTCTGATGGAGATCAGGTTAATCTTTCCGGGCTTCGCGGCGGGCCGTTTAGGTTTGATTCTTCTGATATGTCCACTGAAGTTGCGGCAGACCCGCAACAGGGAGTATATATTGCTCCATCTTCCGACCCGACAGGTGCGAGCGGCGCATCCGTCCGGCAGGAAATTGACTTCTCAAACATTAGAGGCGAGTGGTTTGGCGTCAAGGTAGACAACTCAACAGATGACTATGCCGCCCTGCAAGCCGCAGTTGATTGGGCTGCACAAGCTGTAGATGGTGGGCAGGGTGCGATAGTTAAGCTGAAAACCGGAGTCTGTCTGCTGTCTCAAACTATTGATGGGCCTAACAGGGTGGCAATATCAGGCCCGAATGGTCGGGGGCTTGTATTTAGGCCCTTCGCTGGATTCTCTGATAGCTATATGTTCCATTTTGTTAACGGGACAAACTCCATGTTTGGCTCAAGGCTGGAACACTGCTATGTAGATGGGCGCGGATTTAACATGACCGCTCTGATTTTGTCAGACGCATGGCAGGAAACTTGCGGGCTTCGGGATACTGTATTGCAGTTTGACGGCACGACCCAGTACGGACTTCTTTATCAAAATGGCTTTGGTGGCGCAGCTTACTTGCCGCTAGTTGATATTGAGATTTTCTCTGATTCGACGGCTGTCTCTCAAGCTGGCATTAAGGTGAGCACTATCAGCGCCGTTGGAGGGTTTGTTCTGGATATTCACGGTGCAACAATGGCGGGCACAACAACAAACCCAATCCCGGCAGGCGTTATCATGGATAATGACTCGCTTGCACTTAAAGGGTTTCACGTTGAATACTGCGACAGTGCTGTCACTATGGCAGGCGCTGGCTCGCTTTCCGTTGACACTATTACAGGCTCTGCAAATGATGTTGTTGACCTCATTACCCTTGGGTCTGGCTTTACTGGTAAGGTTTCTGCCCGCTCCATTATCCCAAATGGCGCTACAGGACAGAGCATAAAAAACAACATCACAGGGAATAACATCCCCGCCTCCTTTGGGATGCTGGCAGACTACTCTTACCCATCTACATACTCGGAAAACACAGCACTTGCCTGGGTTGCGTTTAATGGTTCTGATGGATCTATTCTGGACTCATTTAATGTTGACTCAGTGACTCGCTCGTCAACTGGCCAATATGTCGTCAATTACTCAAACGCGCTGCCATCAAACGAGCGCTGTATTTCGTGGTCAACAAATGTTGATTCGGTCGATGCTGTTGTTGTCACCGCAACCGGAAGCACCTCAACAACTGATCAAATCAAGGTTAGGCGGCTCGGGTCTTTTGCTGGCGCATATTATGACGCTCAGAAGGTTCGAGTGACAGTTTTTGGGAATTCAGTGGTTTAAACAGCCATAATTCAGGCGCCCTAGATCGTAAAGGGCTGGGAGGAAAGATGCCATCATACAGCGTTAAGAGTCGAGAGCGTTTATGAAATACTTTAACCCTAGCGAGTTTAGCTGTCAGTGTGGCTGCGGCGGCGGGTTCTCGGATATGGATTCCGAGTTTTTGTCCATGCTTGACCATGCTAGAGAGTTGGCTGATGTTCCTTTCCGATTGTCGTCTGCATATCGTTGCGAGAAGCATAACGAGAATGTTGGCGGCGTAGAGGATTCGGCGCACACCAAGGGGCGGGCGGTTGATATAATCGCTCGCAGTGGTTTTGAGAAGTGGCGCGTGGTGCGTGGTCTGCAACGGGCAGGCTTTAAGCGTATTGGTGTGAGTAATAAGTTTATTCACGCCGACAACGACCCCACCAAGCCCACGCATGTGCTTTGGACGTACTGATGAAATACGCAAACGAGGCCATGCTACTATGGTACATGGCAATGTGCAGCTTCATCGTGCTGACCAATCCAGAGGCGCACATTCCGTTCATTGGCCTGCATGTGTTTGTGCTGGCTTTGTATAAGTGGATGCAGGAGCGAGAGAATGGGCGCATTAACAAAGTTCCTGACGAGTAAAGGCTCCGGCTGGCTGTCCATCATATCAACCTTGGCGGTTATTGGTGGCGGTGTTTGGTTTTGGTACGAGCTGAAAGAGTTTGGCGGACTGGAACAGAAGGCCGAAGATCAGGCCCGCGAAATATCCAGCCTAGAGAATCAAGTCAGCTACCTTGACGGGCAGAACGCCTTGAGGCAGGAGATTGGCTCACTGCTATCAAAAACAGAGCAAAGCATTGACCGGCGCTATGAATCTATGCACCTTGACATGAAGGAGGCGTTAAAAGATGCTAGCCAGGAATATCTTGATTGCCGCGCTATGGTTGTCCCTGAGCGGTTGCGCTACCCAGACCGAAACAAAGATAGTAAAGATCAAGCCAGAGCCGAGAATGATGGCTGATTGTGGTTGGTCAAAACGCGGTGGCGAGACTTTGGGGCATTATAAGGACTGGGGGATAGCTCAATCTAAGTTGCTGGAGAAATGCAATGCAGCACAAAAAGCCGAGAGGCAGCTATATTCAAGTGACTGAGGCCGCGTTAATCGTTGCCTTTCTTTCGTTTGTAGCGTACCTATGTGCTACACTTTAGCCTGAATCCGTTGCAGGAGTAGGCTTGTGTACTGTCCAAAATGTACAGCCCCGATTTCAAGTAAAAACGGCAGATGCTCACGAACCCAAAAACAGCGCTGGCTGTGCGAGAATGGGCACGAAACAACCGGCCCGCTTGATCACTCAGAAGCCGCAGAAAGGCGACTGATAGATGAGATGATAGGCGACCACTCACGAACGTGGACAGAAGAACAATTAATTGAAACGCTCCGAAGCCTCAAGTTAGCCAACCCATCACGCCATATCACTCGAAATTTCTTCCGATCTGAAACGCAAATCCCTGACTCCGCATGGAGCCACATATTCGGCACGTTCTCAGAGTTCATCCGACAGGCCGGTGTAGCGCTTTCCAGGCAACAGCATCAGCTTGAACGGCACATAGCCAAGCATCGGTCAAATGACCATTACAGAAAGGCCAACGAGCGCCACAACTGGGGTTCTGATTATGCCCGCCCTTCATCGTCTCGCATTCAAACTATTCTGGCGTGTAGCGATTTACACGATATTGATTGTGATCCATTTTATCGTCGCGTGCTCATGGATACGATCAAACGCTGCCAGCCCGATATTATTTGCATTAACGGAGACCTTTTCGATTTGCCTGAGTTTGGCAAATACACTACTGATCCGCGTCATTGGGATGTTATTGGCCGGATTAAAGCTGGCCACGAACTGCTTAGAGAGATTAGAGAAGCGGCTCCTAATGCTCAGATAGATTTCCAAGAGGGCAATCATGAATTGCGCTTGGTGAAGCATTTGATGGATGAAACTCCGGCCATGAGAACGCTTCTCGCTGATCTTCATGGTTGGGATACGCGCAAGATGCTTGGCCTTGATGAGTTTGAGCTGAACTACATCAGCAAGGCAGACCTTGCGGCGGGCGGCAAGTACGACATCAAGAAAGAGGTGGCGAAGAACTACAAGGTTTATTTTGATTGCTTTGTAGCGGCTCATTATCCGATGTATCGAAATTTTGAGTTGGCCGGAGTCTCTGGGCACATTCACCACATCCAGACATGGCCAGTAAAGACTTTGCAGAATGGCACTAGAACCTGGGTTCAGCATGGCTGCGGCCACAAGCTAGAGGCTTCATTCTGCGACGGTGAGCAGTGGCAGCTTGGCTTTAGCTTACACGACATTCATGTTCCGTCAGGATGCTCAAACTCGCAAGTGATACCCGTGACCAATATCGCCCAGTCCGGTGGCAAATACTACGAACGCCAGCCTAGTGAGATGGTTGGGGCGTATTCTTAGGCTACACTTTCGTTTAGCCCCAAATAGGAATCTTTGCTACAATGCGAAGAAACGCAGCAACCAATTGACAAACGAGCCAGTGGTATATGTCGCTTAAAAGTTTC